GTATCAATCCTGTGGCCGAATCTCTGATGCGTTGGGTACAGCAACAGAGCGACGACCGACGCGCAGTCTATAACACGGCGCGAAGTTACTACAATGGCGACCATGATACTGCCTTGACCGACCGGTTGAAGAAGTTCTTGCCGCCCCGTCTCCAGTTCCGTGATAACTTTATGAATGTGGTCGTTGATACTCTGTCCGAACGGCTCAAGGTTATCGGCTTTGAGATTGAGAACGAGACCGTCTCTGAATGGGTATGGGACTTGTGGAACCAGAACCGGATGGACTATACCCAGGGGGTCATCCATACGGAGGCGGTGATGCTTGGCGACAGCTATATCCTGTGTGACTGGGACGAAGGACGGGAGCGGCCTCGCTGGACGCACCAAGTAGCGGAGATGATTCTCCCGCATTACGACGAAGCCCGACGAGAGATTGATTGGGTATCTAAGAAGTGGCTTCAGCACCCCGACCTGGGAGACGAACCAGAGACCCGGCTTAACCTGTACTACCCTGACCGGGTAGAAAAGTACGTGGCCCGTGGTGGTGTGTGGGCCAAGTACCAAGACGAGAACGACGAAGCGTGGCCGGTGCCGTGGCTTGATAGAGCAAGCCAGCCATTGGGTATTCCCTTTATACATTTCCGCAATCGCCCGATGGGTTCAGATTACGGGCAGTCGGAGATTATAAATGTAATCCCGATGCAGGACTTACTGAACAAGACCTTGATTGACCTAACCATGATACTGGACACGCTTGCGTTCCCACAGCGGTACACGATTAATGTCAATCATGGGTCGAGTCGTCTGGATATCATGCCGGGAAGCGTTGCAGAGTTCCATAGCGAGTACGATGGCGGCTCAGTGGGACAGTGGAACGCCGCGCCTGTAGACGGCCCTCTACGGGCGTTAGAGGCTCTTGTACAGCATATCGCTGGCACGACCCGTACCCCACAGCATCTATTCCAAGTGGTCGGTGGTGCGCCGTCTGGGGAAGCGTTGAAAACAGCGGAAGCGGGGCTGGTGCAGAAAGCGAAACAGCGCATGGTTAACTTCGGTAATGCGTGGGAAGACGCCGTGGTTATGTCGCTCAGAGTGCAGGCCGCTTTCGGGGCTACCGTGGCGAACCCTGATGAGATACGACCGGAGACCACCTGGGACGACCCAGAGACCCGCAACGAGCAGGCACATATGGAGAGCTTGAAATCCAAACTTGAACTGGGGATACCCAAGCATCAGATATGGCGGGAGATGGGGTACTCTCAGAACGAAATAGATATGATGGACGAGGACACGACTTCGGAACGAGCCTCTGAAAGTAACGTCGGGGCGGAGATACTACGGAGCTTCCAGGCTGGGACTATCTAATGCCAGCATCTGACGCACAAGAAGCAGTCGAAGGGATAGCCAAGCAGTTGGCCGCTCTGGAAACAACGGCGGCTCAAGAAGTGATTGAAGCGTATAAGCCAGTTGATGAGAACCTACGAAAGCGGATTCTCCAGCTAACATCGTTGGCTCAGAAACGCAAACTGAAGCCCTGGCAGATTATGAGGATGACGGCCATGACAACCCTGAAGACCCAGTTGGTCGGGGAGTTGGCCCTCTACCACAGCATCGTCCAAGGGATTATCACGAGCGGACAGGAAGGCGCAATCGGCTTGTCACAGACCGGCTCCCGTATGGCCGTAGACCGGGCTTTGCCCCGTGGTCTCAAGATTGACAATCTGGCACGGCTTGGGATTCAGTGGAACCGCGTTCCCAGAGAGGCGTTTGAGGGCTTCGTTGGCATAGCCGGGGATGGTAAACCGTTGGGGAATCTACTGGGCCGCTACGGGCCTCAGAACGCCGCCAGGATAACCTCTGAGATTGGGACGGGTATCGCCAGTGGCAGAGGGCCACGTGAGGTGGCTCGATTAGCTCGAAAGGCCACCGGCATTCCGCTTTCAGAGGCATTGACGATAAGTCGGACGGAGATAAACCGGACGCACCGGGAAGCAACCCGCTTGAACTACGCGGCCAATAGCGACATTGTGAAGGGCTATCGCCGATTGGCAACCAAAGACGAGACGACTTGCATGGCTTGTATTGCGCTAGACGGCACCGCTTACGAGAACAATGAGCCGCTGGATTCGCACCCTAATTGCAGATGTACGATGGTGCCTGATACACTTACGTACCAAGACCTTGGGCTGGATGTCCCAGAAGAAGCGCGACCGGAGTCAGGGCAAGCATGGTTCAATAAACAACCCGAATCCGTCCAGCGGGGCATGATGGGAGGTCGGAGATTCGACGCATTCCAGAAAGGTAATATAGGGCTTTCTGACCTTGTATCTGTTAGCTCTAATCCAACTTGGGGTAAAAGTGCAACGGTCAAATCAGTAAGAGCATTGGGGGTGTGATGATTGCAGTGAAAGACGGGGAAGTGAAGGCAGTAATCCGGCAGAGGCAAGGCGTGGTCTGGTGTCCGTATTGTGACCGAAGCCGAATGGTCAGTACCGGGCTTATCTGTGATGGTTGCGGTGCGGAGTTTTCTGAGACGATGGAGACGCCTGTTGAGGCTGTTGTTGAACCGGAAGCGGTAGCAGAGACCACGGAAGAAGCAGAGACCCCATCAGAATCGGCACCTCGTCGCCGTAGCAAGGCCGAATAATGGTTTGCTACCGTTGCGGCAGAGAAGCCTTAGAACTCGCCCCTCTGTGGCCCTACGAACGAGAAACCTACCCGCAGATTGAAATCGTGATGCGGCTATGTTTGCATTGTGGGCTGGAGCAGAACCATTACGGAGACGACGAGATACTTACGCCGTCTGAAGCGGCTTACAAAGCCCCACCTTCATTTGTTCCAACGGGGCATAAAGGATTTGATGGTCATCCCTGGAAACCGGAGCGTCCCGAATGCGTAGAGACTATTACCGGAGGGAGCTTTACCCGTCATTATATTGGGGAGAGATAATGCCTAAGAAATCTGGTATGACCTCAAAGAAAAAGGGCCGGGTTAAAACCGGCCCTCCCAGAGATAAGCGATTGAACACCAACAAAGGTGAGTCTAAGTACAAGAAATAGTTAACCCTTTTTGTTGCATCGGTCACAAATCCCGGTACGTGGATTTCCTGGGGCGATGTGACCGCAAAGTTGGCAGACGATTTTTCCTTTTCTCATGGTTAGTTCTCCCGTTAGTTTGATTTATCCGAAGTAGCCGTCAAGTGTTTTTTCGGCGGCGGCGGTAAGTTCCAGACCGACGTGGTTAGGAATCTGGCCGGTGGAGTCTGCGTCTACGAAGTGGGCGACACAGTAAGCGATGGTCTCGTCTCGTCCGTGGTTATGTTGGTCGAGTGCTACGAAGACCCCGGCTACTAGGTTGCAGTTGGTGCAGTTTTTCATGTCGCTCACTCCGTCCCGGTTGTTTCTGTGATTTCCCACACCCATATGATAGCAGATACTGTACACACTGTCAACACTTTTTATGACGAGTTTCAAAACTCGTTGACATTTGATATACTCCGCTAAGTACCGCAACCCTGCGGGTATAAATAGGGGGGATATGGTCACAGAGAACACGGAGCCTACAGTGGAAGGGGAGCCGACTCAACCGGTAGAGGCCGCAACGCCTACGGGAGAGTCCACAGCGGAACCGACTTACACACAAGAACAAGTGAACCAGATGATGGGGAAAACGCGGCGTGAAGAACGCGGCAAGTTCTCCGACTACGGGACGCTTAAAGAACGGGCCGCTAAAGCTGATGAACTGGAGCAAGCACAACTCACGGAGAAAGAGCGGTTGGAAGCACGGGTAGAGCAAGCTGAGAAGCAAGCTCAAGCCGCCGACCAGCGCATCGCAGAAGCGTTGATATCCACCGCCATCCAAGTGCAAGCAGGCCAGATGGGAGTAGTTGACCCCGAAGCCGCCTCCCTGTTGATAGACCGGAGCAACGTCCGGTATTCGGCAGAGGCTGGTGTCAGCGGAGTAGAAGACGCTTTGACCCAACTGCTAGAGAACAAACCGTATCTCAAAGCGACCAACCGGACGCCTAACATCAACCCAGAAGGGGGTCAGCCTGACAATCCTGTGAGACTGACCGCCGCCCAACGCGAAGCCGCGAAATATCTGGGGATGACCGAAGAACAATACAGCAAAGGACTCTAATCTTTGAACGGCGGATAGAACGCCTAGGAGATAATTATGGCCGCGAATGGTTTTGATTGGAGATACAACCTCAGCGGAGGTCGTCCGCTAATCCTTTCCTTGCTGATGAAAGATACAGAGACCCTCACTCGTGGGGATATGCTGAATCTGGAATCTGGCGAGGTAGACCTGTGCGCTACTGGCGACACTGGCATACTTGGCATTTTCGTTGGGCCAGAGAATCCCAATGACGCCGTAGACGGCAAGCCTGGAACTGTATCGGGAACTGATAGCACTACTCTTGTGAAAGTGCTGGTCAATCCTGATGCGGTCTACGCTGACCCGAACGACACCAGCGCAAGACTTGCTGGTGCTACTCTGGATGTCTCTGGGGCGACGGGCGCACAGACTCTTGCCGCTTCTAGCAACACTGAATTTGTCGTAATTGAGCGCAAGCGGCAGTCGAGTGATGAGACACGGGTAATGATTTGCTCGTCCGCTCACTCCTTTGCCAAAGCTCAGTAGGAGTAAACGATGCCTCTAACTGCTGGTAATTTTGCAGACCTTCTGGCACCTGGCTTAAAGACTATCTTCGACGATGAACTGGCCGGTCGGCCTGCGCCGATGATTGATATGTTGTTCAAGGTGGAGACCTCTACTCGCTCTGAAGAACAACACCAAGGCATGGGCGCGCAGGGGATTGTTCCGGTGTTTGACGGGACTGTCCCTTACGCGGATTTCGATGCTGGCTATCGGGTGGATATCCGTAACTACGAGTTGGCGCAAGGTATCCAAGTCGAACGCCGACTTGTTGACGATGACCAGACCGGGCAGATACGTGCGCGGGCAGGGAACATGGGAACGGCGTTTGCCAATACCATCGAAACTGACGCCGCCAACGTGTTCATCAACGCTTTCACGGACAGCGGAACGAACAGGATGGGAGCGTCAACCAACGGTGCCGATGGCGTCGCTCTGCTTAGTACGGCCCATCCGTACAGCCCCGCTAACACCAACACCACGCAAAGCAACGAGGGAACACTGGCTTTGACTATCGACAACCTCGATACGACTCGCCAGGCTATGCGGAATTTCACGGATGACCAAGGCCAACTCCTTGGCGTGAGTCCCGATTTGCTTCTAGTTCCACCGGAGCTTGAGCGGACGGCAACCCAACTTGTCAGCGAACGGGCCATCTACGAGCCGGGTTCGGCTCAGTACGATGTCAATATGTTCTCTGGCCGCTTCCGCCCGGTCGTCTGGAATAGACTGACCGACGGGAATGCCTGGTTCCTTTGTGACTCCCGGCTGATGAAGCAACATCTCATCTGGCAGTGGAGGATTCGCCCAGAGTTCGCCCAATCGGACGACTTTGACGGTCTGACTGCCAAGTACCGTGGCTATATGCGCTATGGTATCGGCTGGACTGACTGGAAGTGGATATACGGTCAGAATCCTAGCTAAAAATAACTAGGCAGGACTGGCGGGAGCTATGCAAGCAAACGCACCGCTCCCGCTGGTTCCTTTAATTTAAGGAGGAACTGGCGATGCCTACTAACTTTCCATCAGGTGTGAAATCCCGTGGCGTACCGGTCGAAGGACTGGGCGGCATAGGAAGCCCTCTGTTGACCACTGGTGATGTTTACCATGTAGACAGTGGCGCAGACGCCGCAGACAACGACAATGCGGCAACCAACCCGAAGCAACCCGCCGCGACCATTGACGGCGCGATTGGGAAATGTACCGCCAACAACGGCGATGTTATCCTCGTTGCTCCCGGTCACAGTGAGACCATCTCAGCCGCCGCCGCAATCACTTTCGACGTTGCTGGTGTAACGGTCATTGGCATGGGTGTCGGGAACTCCCGGCCTACCATCACTCTTGATACCGCCGCAACGACTGACATCGACGTGACTGCCGCCGACGTGCAGATTCATAACATAATTTTCTCGATGAACTACGCCGATATCGTTGAGGTTTTTGACCTTAGCGCGGCAGGCTTCGTCGTAAATAAATGTCGCTTCGTTGACACCGCCACGAATATGAACTTCGTTGACCTGATTAAAGGCACGACTTCGGATAACGAAGCTGACCGGCTGGAGTTCACGAACAACGTAGTCATCAGTCCTGACACTGGGAACAACGGAGTCATTGATATTGGTGGTGACATTGCTGGTTTGGTGTTCAATAACAACTATATCCGTATGGGCGTTGCGAACTCTGAAGCTATCATTTCGGTAGCGACAGGGAAAGACGTGACGGATGCGGAGATATGCTACAACCATATCTACCGGCTGAACACCGCAGGCGACCTTCTGATTGACAGTGACACGTCGGACAACACCGGAATAATCGCCCACAACCGCATCGGCCATGCTGATACCGCTTCTGAGATTCTGATTGACGCTGATGGCGTCCGTCAGTTCGACAACTTAGGCGTGGCAACCGACACGGCTTCTGGATACGTTCTACCCGCCATCGACAGTTAGGAGGGTTAGATGTACGGTTATTCATCCGTTTCAATCAGTTCCGGTGCTACTGATGGTGGTGCCGGGGTGTCTACAAATAACAACACATCCAGCCATGTTGTCGTCGGTCAGATTTGCTCGATTGGGGTGACTTATAACGGGTCGCCCCCATCAAGTACCGATGTGGTGGTCGCTACGGCTGGGAACAATGGCCCAGCCTTGACCATCCTGACGCTGACCAATGCGAACAGTGACGGTTGGTTCCATCCTCGCCATAAGATTGATGACGAGTCTGCGGCTGACGTTACTTATGACGGCACCAACGAGGTCTACGAGAAAGTCTGCGTGGCAGACAACATCAAAGTGACGGTCAGCCAGGCAAACGATGATGACTCTGTAGATGTGGTTGTCGTTTACTACGCTGGTGCCTGATGGCTATAGAAAAGCACACCATCAAGGTGTCAACTACTGGCAGTAGTGCCTCCGCCACGGGTTCGTTGGTGACGCCTCTGCCGTATTGTGAATTGCTTGCGGTGCGGATGGATTTTCATGCCTCCGCACCTTCATCAACCGATACGACACTTTCATCTCCAGGCGACCCGGTGGCGGTCACTCTACTTACGGTCACAAACAGCGCGACCGATGCGTGGTTCTACCCGACCCATCAGTTGGATGATGCCAGTGCATCGGCAATCACCGGGGCTTATATCCCGGCCATCGTCCACGGCAACTTGCTGACGGAGTTGGCCGGGTGTGATGCCCTGACCGACGCTCTGGTAATGACTATCTGGGTGAGAGTGTAATGGCTTTTACGTACACCGCTGGAAGCTCCGCTGACCGTGACAGAGTGCGCCTTGAAATCGGGGATACCGACGCCGACCGCGCTTTGTTCCAAGACGCAGAACTAGACGACTTTCTATCCCAAGAAGGAAACAGCATCCTGGGTTCCGCCGCAAGAGCGTGTGAGACCCTGGCGGTGAGGTTCGCCAGAGACTTCAGTTTCTCCGCTGACGGGGCTAGTTTCCAGAAAGGGAATATCACGCAGATGTTCATGGCTCAAGCCAAGAGACTACGCCGACAAGCGCGTGGAGCAACGGTGGTCGTTCCTCGTCGGGTGGATGGCTACAGCGTCTACACCGACAGTGACGAAGTGACCGGCTTGAATATCTTGGACTCCGGTACAGGAATGTTCGGACGGTACTCCGATGGTTAACAAGTTGCTCCAGTCCAACGACCTGGCATACGCCAGAGCGGAGAGCCAGAAGGCGATGCCTGATAACGTGACGATTCAGCGCAAGACCTTGGTGAGCGACAAACAAGGCGGCTTCACTGAAAGTTGGTCGAACGTCTACCAGAACATACCGGGCCGGGTGTCCGTGACTGGTGGAAGCGAGTCGCTGGCGGCTGGTCGGCAAGACGTGCAGATAAGCGCGACCCTGACAGTTGCTTACGACCAGTCAGTGGAACAAAGCGACCGGGTTTTACATGGGGATGAGACTTACGAAATCCAGACGGTGGACTCTGGTAAAACCTGGGCGTTGGCGAGAAGATGCCAGATGCGCCGATTGTAGGACTGAGTGATGCGCGATGTCAGAACCAGACCTGTAATTCTTTACTGGCCCGTGTTAAGCTAAACAGCGGAAGCCTAATCGAAATCAAATGCCGTCGGTGCGGTGCATTAGCGGTGTTTGAGTCCAGCCCCCAGGAGACTCTGGAACCAGACGGTCAAGGGGGCTACCGGGTACAATCGAATAAGCCACCGTAGAGGCTCTGAGAAGCCCATTAAGCGGCCTGAACGCTGGCACTAGGGTGAATAGCTATCTGGGTGGATAGCGTCCTTGTTTGCTGGCTAAGTGGACAAGGATTTTTTTATGGCAGATTTTTCAATGGACATGGAA